TGGAAATATCCTTCATGCGAGAACAGACGGAGGGACAATATATGAAGGAATCCGATACTCTGGCAAGTCTGACACTACTGCACACTGTGTTGGTGGTAAGGTAACCAACAACCTGTTATATGGTTTTGGGAATACATCCGCCACTAGCCTTGCAGCTATCAGTGTGTATCATTCTAATACTTCTTATACAATGATAGATTTTGATGTATCTCACAATAAAATTATTGCACCTGTGTGGAATGGAATATATTTATTCAGGGTAACTAAATCTACATTGAAAGGCAATACATTCCATAATCCGAAGAACGCATCAAGCAGAGCTATTGTTTGTGATACGACCACATATAGTACAATCAGCGGTAATATGGCAACAGACTCAACAGCAGTAACAGCTAACCTGGGCTTTTTTGTATACCTGACAGGATCGGCCAATAGTTATATAAATCTAGTTAATAATGAGATTCACGCCGATAACGGAGATGTTGATTTAGGTGCTAATATAGTATATAATGTTAAGGGTCATGGAAACAGGCTTACAAATAATGAAAGTTTGACTGGAACGTTTACCATGAATGGTGTAAGTGCATTAGTGGTTAATAATGGAAATATATGTGTTGGATCACATGATAGTGGAATATTGACTATATTATTATTTCCTTTAAATGCGGCTGCTGCAACAATTCAAGGATCGGTAAAGTCCTTGTATATATATGATACAACTAGTTTTACAAGTTTTGAAGTAAGAACGGCGGATGGATCTAGGGTTGCGGCTGCTTATGCTATTTTCGGATATCAAATTATACAATAACTAATGGACAAAGAAACTTAGGTACAAAAGACACAGTCCTGGGCGGTCTTCATGAGAAGATTGCCGAGAGGCTTCTTAAATATATAAGATGGTAAGTGAATTAAATAATTTAATCAACTAACGGAAATTCTAATGGACCAAGAAACTAAACAAATCCTCGCTAAATGCTCTATCTCTACTCGGGTAGCTGCTAAGACGTTCTTCCCTGAACGTTTTCACTTACCCTTCGCAGAAGAGGTCCATGGGGAGATTTTCAAACTTATCGATGGCCCAGAAAATAAAGTAGCTATCGCCGCCCCTCGTGGATGGGGCAAGACTTCAGTAGTCGCTTTAGCCTTAATGGCTCGCTGGATCTTGTTCCGTCATACTGGCTTTATCTGTTATATAAATAAGTCTCACGATGCTGCTTCACTTCAAACTGAAAACTTACGTCGTGAGTTAGTAAGCAATCGTATGATTAGACATTTCTTCGGAGATGTAAGACAGCGTGATGTAAAGACATCTGAGTTTGAAGAAGTATTTTCTAAAAAGTCTTGGGTAGCTTATGATACTCTCGTCTGGCCTCGTGGGGCTGGACAGCAAGTTCGTGGCGTACTATTCAAAAATGATCGGCCTGGGCTAATTATCATAGACGATCTCGAAGACCCTGAAAAGATTGAAAATGAAGAAATCCGTAAAGGCTGGTACCAGTGGCTCTACGCTGATGTAATCAAAGCTGTACCACGTATAGGGAAGCAAGCTACTACTTATAAAATAGTTTACATAGACACTCTCAAACATGAAGACTCTGTGCTGCAAAAACTTCTCGACTCACCTGAGTGGGCGTCTGTACGACTTGAAGCTTGCGATGATGACTTTAATCCAACAGCTCCTCAATTTATGTCTAAGGAAGACATAGATAAAGAATGGCAAGCTCACATGGATGCTGGACAGACTGACGTGTTCTTTCGTGAACTACGTAACTTGCCAATATCTACAAAAGACAGCGCTTTTCAAAAACAATACTTTCACTACTATAATATTACCGAACAAGATGGTTATCAAGAGGGAGACCTTAAACTATTTGACGTAGACGTGCAAAATGATAAGAATGTTGAAAACATAGTTATAGTTGATCCAGCTAAAACAGTAAAACTACACTCAGCTGAATCTTCAATAGTAAATCTTGGACTAGATATGAAGAATGCTCGAATACTTGTACGAGATATAATCTCAGAAAAGTTCTACCCAGATGAACTATACGATGCTATGTTTGACTTAGCCATACGTAGTGGTGCTAAAGCCATCGGAATTGAAGAAACTGGCCTTGCTGAATTCATCAAACAGCCTATAAAAAACGAGATGTTCAAACGCTCATGTGATAAAGGTGGAGCGTTCTTTGAACTCATCTGGCTTAAAGCTCGTGGAGGGCAAAAAGGTGAGAAGGGAAAAGTCTTACGTATTAAAGAACTAATCCCTTACTATCGCCAAGGCTACATCTACCACAACAAGCGCTGTGCTAATACTAAAAAGCTTGAATCTCAGCTCCTAATGTTTCCTCGGTCTAAGCTCTGGGACATTATGGACTGCGTGGCCTATGTAATTGAAATGCTTGAACTCGGCGAACGCTACTTCACTCCACAGCAAAATCTACAAGACGTAGAAGCAGAATATGACCAACTTGAATATGATGAAGCTTTAACTGAATGGGAGATTATCTAAATGACTGGAATTGAAACTATCCTAAGCGGATTAGTAATATCTACATTCTCTGGCTTAATAGGGCATGCTATTGGTAAGAATGGAAAAGTTTCAGATAAATCTTGTAGTGAATATAGAAAAAATTGTACTATAATTCTCGGGCAGAAGATAGATAACCTATCTGACAAATTCGAGACTTATGTTAAAGACTCAAAAGAACGAAATCGGCGAATTGATAGTATCAGAGTGGATTAAATAATTTAATGGACTAATTCAAAATGGCCCTTAAAAAAATACGCATAGGTAGTGCTGAAGACATCTTCCAATATGATGATGGGAGCTTTGGTGTAGCTATAGACACTGACAATGCGCCAATTAAGATAGGTCAAAGTACGGCGCCTGAAGAAGCACTCCGACAAGATCAGATACCTACAGCAGGTCAGATAATTTCATCTGACAACGTCTTAGGTGATAACAAGGTTATTCGTGGAGATGGTGGAGCGAAGAAGGTACAAGACTCTGATGTTGAAATAGACGACTCTGGAAACGTTAATATTCCTACTGGGCAAGGATATAAAGTTAATGGTACGCAAGTAGTAACTAATCAACAGACTGCAGAATCTAACATATCTGCTGTACCTGACTTAACTGGAGTGGATACTATAGATCAATCAGATCTTGAAACATATTTAGGGGATATACGTACTACTATAAATAGCTTACTATCTAAACTTCGTTCTCATGGACTTATAGATACTTAAAAGGAACTTAAAATGCCTTACATTGTAACAGGTGATCCAACTAATCCAAACAATTCAGCGGACTTTACTAATGTAAATTTCGACTATGGATATCCAGATGGGTTAGACCTAAAGCCAGGATCTAAGCTTCACAAGAAACTCCGTGATAAAATCTGGCAGCGTGCTCGTGAGTCTCGTAATGAGATGTCTAAGCGCTACCCCTCTTGGCGTGAAATAGATAAGACAATGACTGTCTATATCCCGCTTAAGGAAAAAGAAAAAGCGTTGAAAGAAAATGATCCTACAAAACCTGTTTCGATAGTAATTCCTTATTCCTACTCCGTCCTTGAATCTTTAATGACTTATATGTCTATGGCTTTCTTCCAAGACCCTATGTTCCGCTATGAAGGTGTAGAAGACTCTGATACCCAAGGCGCTATGTTAATGGAACTTGTAATACGTCTCCACTGCATAAAGTCTAAAGTAAACTTAGCAGTTCACACTATACTCAAAGACAACTTTAAGTACGGTGTAGGTATCGGAATCCCTGGATGGACAACTCGTTATGGGCGAGTGCCTATAAAATCTTCTTCAATAACCGAAAGCCCACTTGGCACTCAGCAATCCTTCCAAGTTGAATTCGTAGATAAATTAATTTACGAGGGCAACAACTTAACAAACATAGACCCTTATATGTGGCTCCCTGACCCATCTTACTCCAGTGACAAAATCCAAGACAGCGAATATCAAGGCTGGCTGGAGCGTGATAACTACATGAATATGCTTTCTAGTGAACAAAACTCTGATGGATCAATCTTTAATGTAAAGTATTTAAAAACACTAAAGCAAAAAAGATCTTCTCTCGCACTTGATCAGAGCGAGCGGCAAGCTAAATTTGGTGGTGCTTCTAACACTTACAAACAGGCATCTAGCACTACCAACCCTGTTGATAATATAAAGATGTACATAAACTTAATCCCCAAAGACTGGGGAATTGGAGATAGTGAATACCCAGAAAAATGGTTCTTTAACCTGGCCGCAGATGAAGTAATAATAGAAGCCTACCGCGCTGACCATAACCACGGAATGTATCCTATTGCAGCTGCAAGCTCCGAATTTGACGGATACTCAATTACGCCCATTTCAAGAATGGAGCTTCTAACTGGCTCACAAGATACAATTAACTTCCTTCACAACTCTCACATAGCTAATGTACGTAAAGCTATAAATGATATGTTTGTAGTTGATCCTTATCTAATAAACATTAATGATATGACAAAACCTGGAGCTGGCAAAATTATCAGAATGCGTAAGCCTGCTTGGGGTCACGGAGTTAAAGGTGCTGTAGAACAGCTATTAGTCCAAGATATAACTCGTGCTAACCTCGGCGATGTTAACTATCTAACTTCCATAATGGACAGGGTATCTGGTACAGACGGATCAATGGCTGGGGCGGTCCGTCAAGGTGGCCCTGAACGCTTAACTAAAGGTGAATTTCAGGGCACTAGAGGCTCCGCCGTCTCTCGCTTACAGCAAACAGCTATGATTGTCGGAACTCAATTCATGCAAGATATTGGAACTATGTTCGCTGTACACACTCAGCAAAATATGACAGCTGAGACCTTCGTAAAGATTACTGGAAGATATGAAAAACAACTAAAGTCAATCTTTGGTCGGGATACTAACAAAGTACGCGTCACCCCGCTTGAGCTACTGACTTAATCGTAAGAGACGGTTCTATTCCTGGAGGTAACTTCTCCGAATCTTGGATGGAGCTATTCAAAACAATAGGTCAGTCAGAAATCTTAATGCAAGAATTTGATATAACTAGAATCTTCATGTACATAGCGTCTGAACTCGGCGCTAAGAACGTTGAAGACTTTAAACGAAATGTAGATCGTATTCAACCAACTGTCGAATCTGATGAGCAAGTAGCTCAACAAGTAGAAGCAGGCAACTACGTTCCAGCGGGAGAATAAATTATGGAAGATAAAGAAAATAAAGATGGTCAGATAGAAGTTTACTCTACTAAGCTTCAAATCGAAGATTTTAAAGAATCTCTTATCTGGGCTGATATAAAGCGAGAGCTCGAAATATGGGCTAAAGGCTTTGACATTGAGATGAAGCAGATAGTAGATGAAGCAGCTACTACTAACCCTTCTACTGCATCTGTCTTAATGCACATGGGAGACTTAAATGGTAGAATGAAAGCCATACGCTATGTATTAAACTTACCTGACCTATTCTTAAACATATTGGAGGATAAGAAAAATGACTCTAGCAGCTAATGAGCCTACTGATCAGCGAATGGTTAGTGAGCTTCCATCTTACATAAGAGCTAATCGTGTAGCTATAAACGCTATGACAGCTACATCTGAAGGAATAAGTAATAATAGTTTAGAAGTAGCTGCAGGCGC